CATCTATTGGTGGAAATTGAGCGGTGTTAGTTTGAAAATTTTTATCTATGTCTGCAAAATCTATTATAACGCGGTTATATTTATTTGTTTTATTTTCTGATCGTATTCCTAACCCGCCTATTATGTCACTTTCACTTATTGATAAAACACTAGACCCTGTTGTTTCTATAACTAAATTATATTTACCCGCTGAAAAAGATAACATACCGCGAATAACAAATAATAATTGTCGTATATTATCTAAAACTTTATTTGTTGCGTCTAAAACAATACACATATCCATTAAATTAATTTGTGTACCTAACGATCCGTCAATAGGATTAGTTACATTAGAACCTGTTGGTGTAACATTAGTATCAGGTATTAATGAGGCTGTATAAAAAGAAGGTATATCAATATTATTTATATTTATACCTTTACCAAATCTTGTATTAGTTAAATAATCTAATAAACAAAATGCGGGATTACTTGAATATTGATTTGCTGTTGCATTAGAATTAGTGTCATAAGTTGTTATTTTTCTGCCCTGACATAACGCCGTAATTCTTGGTAAAGAACTATAAACACTTGCATTATATTTAAAACGTAAAGCTAAATAACTCACGCCAAATAATCTATGCGTACTTGAAACCCATGTACTACGATCATAACCATTAGAACTTGTAATAACTTGATTAGCGCTTTGATTATCTGCGCCCGCTAAAAATTCTACTAATAAATGAGAACTGTTAGTTGTTGTGCCGTCCTCGTTCGTAGTATCTGCAAATTTACCATAATATAAAGTATTATTAGCTATTGTTGTTGGGGAATTAGCACCTGAGCTATCACTTGTATTTAAATCTGTAACTTGCTCGTCCTCTATAAATAATTTTTTACAAGCATTAAATTCACCTTCGCCTAAAGCAAGAACCATAAACAAATATTCATTATTTGTAGATGTTTCTAAAAAACAAATTGTGCCACCTAAACGCCTCATACCATAAACAATAGGTAACATTGCGCCACTAGAAACTTTATTAATTAATATACCTCTATTTTGTACGTCAATGTCAGGTATATCAAAGTCTGGTATTTCAGGTATTGGTATTAACCAACCAATAATATCTTCAATAATATCTATAATAGGATCAAATATATCTTCAATAACATCTATAATATCATCAACTATTGGTATTTCTGGTAAATCACACATTTAATTTAATCCTTATTATTTTAATCTCCAATTTTTACCCATTTCTTCAAAACCTATTTTTTCTAAAATTGAATCTATTTGTAATTTTGTAGTTATAGAAAAATTAATGTGATCGTCTTTTGCAATTTGTTGCACGCCCATAATTAAATTTTTAAATACTTTAAAATTTCTATGTTCGGGTATGACGTATAACCATTGTATGTTATACATAATTTTATCACTCCACCAATACTGCGATTTATAAAATCCGCAAGTACCAACTATTTCATCTGTTTCATTTATACTACAACAAATAATTTTGCCTTTATCTAATAAATTATCTAAAATTTTATATGCTTTAGTTTCGCTTACATCAGGAAAATTTAACTCGCGTAATTCTCTTTTAAATTTTTTTCCTAAATCAAATAAATCATCTAAATCTTTGTCTGTAGCCTCGTAAAATCTATAATTAGACAGTGTTCCCCCATTGTATATCCTTAATTACTTTATCTGTGTAATCAAAACCCTTATCTGTTGAGAAAAAACGTTGTTGTGAATTTGAATTGCAAACACGCCCGTTTAACTGACCGCTATTTGCAAAATAACTTTCTACTTCTAATTTTAACGTTGCCGTAGCTCCGCCGTCATTAATTTCAAAAGTATTTATAAAACCATTGTATAATAAAAATGGATTATTAATAATTGCATTAGATGTATTTAATAAAGCTCTAAATATTTTTACTTCATTATGAATAATATTATTACTTAATACTATAGCAACATTTGTTTGATCTACTGCTGATAGTGTTAATGTTAATCTACTAACATTAACATTTTGACTTTCAGCTATACTATTTGTATCTAATAAAACACCTGAACTAACATAAGTAACATTAGAACCTGATATATTACTTGTTAAATCAAAACTATTTTCTGTAACATTTAAAGTTGACCCGCCTAAATCTATTGTAACTAAATGAACCGCATTAATATTTTTCGTAGCTAATTCTGTAATAGTATCACTATGTAAACCGCGCGTCATTATAAAGCCTCAACAACATCAAAACTAAAATAAAATAAAAAATTACCATTTATATCTACATCATTAATTGGAAATTCTTGTAAATCAGAAACTAATCTTACTGTCATTGGTACACTATCAAAAGTAATAGCTTGCGTTGAAATTGCTGTGCGTAAAGGTGGTTCTATTGTTATTGTTCCCGTACTGCAATTAGCATGATCGCTTACAACCATATAAACTTTCGTATGATTAGCAAATTTAATTAAATCGCCCGCTTTTAATGTGCCTGTTCCTGAGGCTATAGTTATACTTGTTGCGCCCGCGCTTGCATTACCTGTTGGCGATCCGCCTATAGTACCTTGCGCGTTACCAATTCCTGTGGGTAATGTAATTGTAAAAGTTTCTTTTTGTGATCGTTGTTTAATTAAAAAAGCTAAAATAGGAGCAAAATCTGATCTTGTTTTAGTTGGAAAAGATAAAGACAATGACCATTTTTGCGAATCAATTTGTCTAGTAAATACTGTGCCATTATCACTTGTGCTTGTTAATGTGCGTTGATTACTTTTAAAATTAATGCCTAAAAAATCTGTGCTTGGTAATGATCCACTCATATCAATACTGCCTTACCTTTATCTGTTACTGCCTGATTAATCATATTAACAATAGTCCCGCGTTCATTTCGTAATAACGCTTTGAAACCTCTTGTATCAACCGCATTAATGGTAAAATTTACATTAGTTGTTTGACCTAAACTATTTAATGATTTGTTTGGTATTACTGAGCTTGTTCTATTTGGTATAATTAATTCAGCTCCTTTTTCTCCTACTATTGCGGGTTGATTAGCTTTAGCTGTACCGCCTTGATGAAAGAAAGGTATGAAGGGTATGCCTCCGCCTCCACCTCCAACAGCCGCCAAAACTATTTGTAAACCAATTTGTCTTTCAGTATTTTGATTTAATTTTTTCATTTCATCTTTCATTTTAGTAAACTTTTCGCGTATTCTATCTAAAATAAAAATTTCTAACCCTAATTGAATTACACTAGAAATAAATTGTTTAATCATTTGCAACACAAGAACCCTAAGAGCCTCGCCTAATTTTTGAGTTCCCATTATTGCGTCTGCAACAGCGTCCCCAAATGCTTTTTTAAAACTATCAAGTACATTATTAATAGTTTTTAATTTATCTTCTGTACCTACTAATAATATTTGTAAACGTTCCCATAAAGTTAATGGCTTAGCCACTTCTCCTAAAGCGTCATTTGTTTCTTCTATTTCTGGTGTTGTTTCGTGAAATAAACCTTTTAAATTTTCTACTGATCTTGCTAGTTCTTCTAACTGCATTGATTTACTTAAATCAACTTCAAACCCTTCTAAAAAATCTAATTCTTTTTGTATTTTTTCTAATTGTTCTAATGCTTTCTTTAAATCATTAGGAGTATTTTCCAAAAATCCATCTTCAATTTCTCCTTTTCCAATGCGTTCTAATCTTTTTTGTAATAATGCAACTGTATCGTCTGCCTCTTGAAATTCTGCTCTTACAATTTTTAATTGATCCTCAAGAGGTTTAAAAGACAATGTTTTTTTAAAAATTTCAAAACGCCCTTGCATTTCTTGAACTGATTTAACAAGTTTAGCAATAGAACGAATAGCGATAGCAACAAAATCAACTATACGCTCGCCAACTGCAATAGCTATTTGTTCAACGCCTCCAAACTTTTCAAACTTATCTAATAAAGCGGTCATAGTTTTATTAGCTAGCTTGTCCATAATAGGGGCTAATTTTGCCACTATGTTATCGCGCAAGCCGTTAAACATAAATTTTAATCTAGTTAAACTATCATTAAAATTTTCTACGCCTTTAACTGTTTTGCCGTCTAAGTTATTACCAAATAATTCAGCCTCTTTTTTAAAATTTTCCATAGCCTTACTACCACCCTCTAACGCGGGTAATAGTTCAACTGCTCGACCACCTAATAATTTAAAGGCAATCGCTGTTTTCATTGTGCCGTCAGGCATTTCATTTAACTTATCAGCAATTAAACCCATAATTGCCATAGTGTCATTTTGTATTGGTAATAAATCTTTTTCCGCAATACCTAACGCCTGAAATCCGTCTAAAGCCTCACCTGTACCTTTAACAAGAAAATCAAATACTCCCTTAGATACTTGCCTAGAGGCTTTAGCAAAAGTTTGTAATTCTACACCTCCAATTTGTGAGGCCAGTTGCATAGCCTGTAAATCTTTCGTGGCTATACCAAGTGTTTTAGACATCTTACCAATGTTGTCTATTGCACTTAAACTTTGTTTAACAAGTAACCCAATTCCCGCAACACCAACTAAACCTACTATTGCTGTTTTAAAACTAAACATAGCTTTAGTAACACCTTTTAAAGAACGTCCTAACATAGCGAACGCCTTTTTGGTTCTATCCATAGCGGTAATCTTAAAGCTCAATCCTTTACTTGCGACCATGTTTTAAATTTTCCTGTTTTTGTTTTTTATCAGCAACCTTAAAATAGGCTTGCCATAGATTTAGTTCCTCAGCCGTAATATCTAAAATTTCGGCAACTGTTTTGTGTAAGCGATCCGCGAGGGTTACAATATTACTTAAATACGGATCGCTTGTTATTTTTTTTCGTATTCCTCAGTTGACGTTGTTTCAACTAACTTAGTACCAATTTCAATAATTATATCAGAATCGTAACGGGTCATAAAATCGGGCTCGTCAAATGCGTCCCAAATCTTTTTGTACTCGTCATCTTTTTTTTCATGTGCTTTTAATATAATTGCATACACTAACGCTTTCATTTCTGATTTTTGGTAACGTTTATAAAGTTGCTCCTTTTCTCCAAGAGTAAAAGGTTTAAAATAAATAACAATAGGATTACCATTATCATCTTTCCATTTTTCAACTGTTACACTTTGCCATTTTTTTGAAATTGTTGCGAATTGTTTTAATGCAATATCTTTAATTGCTGACATAAAATCCTTACTGTTTTATTATACTGTAGTTCGAGTTAAAACGCCTGAGCCTTGTAGTGTCATAGAAGATTTAATTAAATCATCTAATGTAACTGAGTGAGATTCCCCTGTTACTATTGCGCTACCGCTCCAATAATAATCGCCTGAATCTGCTCCCTCAGGATATAATTTTAATGCTACTGTTGATCCAACTGTTAAAGCTAATTGTCCACTTGAATCGCCTTCATCAAAATTAGCGTCAACACTTGCGGTAAAACTTGTTCTACCCGCCATATATGTTCTAGCTGTTGATCCTAAATTTGAACTTTCAATAACGTCCCCTGTAGTGTCTATAGAAAAACCTGTAACACTACCAACTACATCTGTACCAAGTTTTACTAAACCCGCTTGCCCTGTATGATTTGCCATAATTATTTACTCCTTTTTATGGTTTGTTAATTTTATTATCGTCTTTTTTTGGTTGTGCCGATTTCTCTTTTAATTTCCAACCTTGCTTAATGAGGTTATCAACTTCATAATCAAAAACCTCTTTCTCAGTACCGCCTTTAGGCGACACTAAAACTTTTCTTTTATTTCCCATAATATTTTTCCTTATACTGCTGTTTCAACATCATTTTCTTTTACAAAATAAGATATGATGTAGGTTATAGTCATAACACCCGCTTTAGATTGTCCGTCAGAATTAAAATCTGTATCAATACTATCTAAGCGTACATCTTTAGCGTTGCCGTTAATAGTTAAGTCGCCACTAATTGCCTCCTCAACTTCTTTTGCAATCGTATCAAATGTATCTTCTAAATTCGCTGTTGCTTTAGCGTGTGCCTCTATAACAACGCTTAAATCTCTACGCTGTGTTCTATTAGGTTTTAAATCTTCGTACTCAATATCTTCATCACGCGCATAAACAATTAATGCGGGTAATTCTGCTGACGTTAGAGGGTAAATTCTTGTATCAAAAACGCGTGATCCTGTTGTTGTTAATCCTGTAATATCTGTAACTACGCGCTCTCTTATTGTTTGCCTAACATGTGCCATTTAAACCTCAATTATTAATTCTGACATTCCCGTTCCGTCAGGTCGTATTTCTCTAATTTTATAAGCAACTGAATTAATGGTAATTGTATCGCCAAAACTAGCGCCTGATACATCAGTTGTTTTACATATAAAACGCGTAACAGTATAACCAATGCCCGCCTCTAATCCGCCGTCTGATTCAACAAATTCATTATCAAATATTCCTGAAATACTAGAACTGTCATAAGTTGCTGTAGTACCAAAATCATCTGTATTAACGATAGCTGATAAATCGGTTGCACTTTCAACTCCCATTTTACTATTCCTCTATTTCTAATAATTCTTTTATGAACTTTATTTCTTTTTTAATTTCTTCTAATTCTTTTTTTATTTCTTCTAAATCCGACATTATCTTTTTTTAATTTTTGTTTTTAAATCTTTTTCTCTAACCCCAGGATTTGTAGTTTCATTGTAAGGTTGTGCTTTACCTGATCCAATTAATGATAAAGCTAAATCGTTATCTACATCAACAACGCTACCAACGTCTTTGTGTTCCATTTTGATAGCAACGCCTTTAAGTATTTTTACTTTCATTTTGTATTTCCTTGTTTATAAATTTAAGCAGCTCTTTATTTAATAAAAGCTCCGTTACGCCATTACTCATAGCATTTACTATTTGCTCCTCATTAGAATTATTATCTAATCCGTAAGCGTAATAGATGGCATGGCAAAGCTCATGTAAAATTATATTAATACTTTGAGCGCCTTTGCCATTGGCTAAACCTTTGTCGAGAATAATTTTATTATCTCTTGATAGGTATGCTCCCTGATATTCTTCGTTTACAATATCACTATTTGCTAAAGTAATTTTTAGCTTAAAATGTCCTAATTGAAGAATATGAGGCAACATATTAAAATTTTTTGTCCTATAATTGAACGCTGAGAGGGTTTTAGCTAAGGGGAGGTATGTTTGTACCCCCCCTAAAAAGCCGTAGAGTTATTGATTAGCCAATTAAGTCTAAACAAGCTCCAAATGATTGTGCGTGTCTAACCGCAATATCAACATCATAGAATGACGCAATTCTAGT